TCGGAAGGATAACAATGACTTCTAAACAAATTAAAACATACGGAACAAATTTTTCACAATCGGCATATTTTAATGTAAATTCTAGAGATGTTTATGATTGTGCCAATTCTTCTTTGACCAGAGGGGTTACTGGAATTCCAGCAAATTTGGATGAATGCTTCGATAGATTTGAAGGTATAAAACAATTGGCAACCATTTTAGGGTTTATAGGATCATCTGGTGCGTGTGGCTCGGCAGGCGGTTGTGGTGCTTGTGGTGCATGTGGAGATGACTCCAATATTTTGTGTGGTGGTTCAGTTAACGGAAGTGGTAAATATGGTTATACTCTCTGGGTTGGTGCTACACTCCCAAATCCAAGTTTATTGGATACATTTACGCCTGTTGACATGTATTTGGATGAACCCAGTACAGAGTGCGATCAAATAACCAGTAAACTGGGGTTGGATTGGCTCGGTTGTTTGTGGGGAACCCCCGATGCAGAGTATAGTTGCACTTGCCCAGACATAGCACCAAATTTTGCAAACTATTTAAAGTTAAGGTTGAATGTTGCTACATTCTGGAACACACCAAAAGCCACACCAGTTTTAAGAGCTGAATTTTTGGACGCTTTTAAGTATGGCCAAAAACTAGACTTTACGGTTGCGGGAGATTTTAAATTAAAAATAGGACAGGTTGTTTATGTAAACGTCAATGCTGCTAGCGGTTATCCATACTCCAGTAGCCAGTCATCACTTAATGGGTATTATTACATAATTGGCGTAAAACATGTTGTTACACAATCTTCCCACGAAACTGCATTGTCTGTTAGCAGAATACCGCCAACATTGACATCTGTACAGGCTGGAAGCACATTTGCTGCGGATTATATCTGACCTAAATAAGTAGATGGCATACAAAGATTTTTCTATTTTATTGGAAAAAATAGACACCGCTAAAACAAAAAAAGACATAAGTCTTGTTAGTGGGTTTAATGCTATTACACAATATATTGAAAATGTTTTGAAAACCCAAAAAGGAGAATTGATTTCCAATATGAATATGGGAACGGATTATTTTACATATTCATTTGGAACAACTGATCCGGGAAGTTTGGAATTTAGTTTAGAATCTTATATTCAATCCGCAATACCAAAAATAAGTAATGTAAAAGTAACATTGAGAAGCCAATCAAAAACATTATTGACTTTTCAAGTAACTTTTTCAATTTTTGATGGTATTCGCTCTCAAAATAACGCCACCTGTTTCATTGAGGTAGAAACATAATGACATACCAATTAAAAAATTTAAACGTTGCTTCTTTGGATTTTGATAACATCAAATCTTCTTTAACAACATTTTTGGAGCAACAAAGTGATTTAAAAGATCTGGACTTTAGAAATGATGCCAGCTCTATTAATTTGTTGATAAACATCCTTGCTACAGTCACTGCTTATAATGGTGTTTATGCCCAGTTTGGTTTTGTTAATAGTTTTGCTTCTACTTCAAGCGTAATGGAATCTATTTTAGGCATTGCTTCAAACTCCTCTGTGGTTATTGCCCCGGTTCAATCCGCAAGAACAACTAGAACTGTATTGACTGCTGGAGTAACCTTAGAAGATTATAGCACTTTTTTGGCAAAGGGCACTGATGGGTCCGATGTATTTTTCTTTAATAAAGACCAAATATTGCCAAATTCCGCCCAATCTTTGACTCTATATTCTGGCAATGAAGTTGTGTCGTTTACAAATTATGATTACGACACACAAAGCTGCCTTTTGCCATTTACCATTGATCCTGAAACCATAAGCATGTATGTTTCGGAAATCAATACCGATAATATAGTAAAATGGACAAGAGTTGATAAATCATCTACTGCGATTTCTGGAAACAATACCCATTTTACTGTAAAAAATGCACCGGGGGGTTATATGGTGACAAATAATTTTGCTTCATCTGTTGAAATAACCACCAATAACGCTGTATTGATTCAGGCAGTTCTTTCAAATGGTGCAGTTGGAAATAACGCAACTCTAACGCCTAGAACCGGGACTTCATTTGGAACCACTGAACTTCCAACTGGTGGGTATAACCAGATTTCTGTTGCAGAAGCAAGAGCAAAACTTTTATTTAAAGCAACAGGCCAAGAAAGATGTGTAACTTTAAACGACTATAAAAATGCAATACTTAGTTCTGGAATAGCTGGAACTTCCAACGAATCTCTTATTTTTGTTGGAAACACAGTATATCCGGGTCAAGTTAAAGTTTATGTAACTGGTTTGAGTTCTGCTTCAGCTACAGCATTGGTCTCATACCTTACACAAAAGGCACCATCAGGTATTAGCGTGGTATATCAACAATGATTCTTTTATTCAATAGTTTACCAGTATCCGTTGAAAATAAAATAGAAATGCTCTTAAAAAGAGCACAAGAGTTGTACGGATCAAATTATTATGATATTGAAAATGAAAATTGGCTGGCCGACAAGCTAACAATTGAATCTCTTTTCCCCAATTGGATTATAAAAGCAGCTGAAGAGAATAATAGTGCTCTTGTAATAACAATTATAAAAAATTATATGCGATGGCTCCTTTCTCTAGAACACGGTTATGGAGCACAATTGGATTGGGAAAATATTAGAACACCACTATTTGCAAAAGATGTTTTTTTAGAAGCTTATGCTGATTTTTATTTCCCCGGAGCAGATTTTTCAAAAAGCCCATTAAATACAATTCTTCCAAATATTCGCAGATTTTCTATAGAAGCAGAAAACAGTTTTTATAATATAAAAGGAACAACAGAGTCTGTAAAATATGTAATTTGCAATTTAATAGGAATTCCTTGGGATTCAGTGAATGTAGTTACCACAAGTCCAGCAATTTTAACAATTGAAGTTTCTACTTCACAATATTCTACTCTTTTGCTTTATCAAAGCTTTTTAGAACAATACGTAATTCCTGCTGGCATTTCTGTAATATACAAAACAATTTAATTGGAGGCACATGTGATTGGTAAAATGATTATGTTTGCTGCGTCTTTGGCTTCGCGTGGTTTAAACAACTCCAAAACAGATCTACCAACAAAACAATTAAGGACTTTATCTTGTTTTGGTTATGGAGAAATAAAACCATGTCCATATCTAAGAAACAGCTCTGTTGCAGGAAATAATTATTGTGGCAAATGTGGCTGTGGTGATAAGCCAATGACTTGGCTGATTAAAAACGCAAAAGAATATTCAAAATTAGATTATCCTGTTTTAAATTGTCCTGTTAAAATGCCCGGATTTAGCAATTATGATCCTAATTTTACGACGCCCGAGATAAAACATAGAAAAGAACAAATAGAAAACTTTAATCCTGAAAATTTACAACTTATACAGGTAACCATAGGTATTAGTGAAGAAAAAGAAAAAATTATGGATTCTATAAACAAAATTATAGATAATTCATAAATAATTTTACAATGGCCATCACATCCCGTCAAGAATTTATAGACTATACGCTAAGAAGTTTGGGTGCCCCAGTCATCCAGATAAATGTCGATCCACAACAAGTACAAGATAGATTAGATGAAGCTTTAAAATTTATGGAAGAGCGCCACTTTGATTTCAATCAAAGGGCTTTATTTGTTTATCAAGTTCAACAATCAGACATAAACAGAAAGTATTTTGATACAACCACATTTGGTCCAGCTCTTGGCGCACAGGCAAACACTCAGCCAGATGGAAGCACCGCATATTGGCCAGCACCCACAGACATAGTTTCTATCTCCAAAGTATATGCTCCCAGCTATAAGGTTGGAGACTATATGTTTGATTTAAGATATCAAATGACACTATTTGATTTCTTTGGACTCTATTTTAACCAATCCGGGTACCCAATGGGTCCTATGGCTTCCTATATGGAAAGCATGTCCTATGTAAAACTGGTAAATGATATTTTCAATTATCCTGTTGCCTACACATTTACAAAAACAACTGATCGACTTTTCTTGGACAGAGACTACACACAAATGGTATCAGGGCAATATTTAATGGTAGAAGCTTACGTTAAAATAAACACAGAAGACTATCCAAAAGTATGGGAAGACAGAATATTTAGAAAATACTTTGCTGCGTTATTGAAGAAACAATGGGCACAAAATCTTATGAAATTTGCAAATGTTCCTTTGCCCGGTGGTGCCGCGATCAATGCACCAGCAATAATGCAAGAAGCAATGAAAGACATCACAGAAGTAGAATCGCAGCTTGTAAAAGCATACGAACTACCGATAGACCCAATGATAGGATAAAATGGCAACAAATCCATATATCAATCTAACATCATTCTCTGGAGAGCAAAATCTTCTAGAGGATATTACTGTAGAGATAATTCAAGGGGTTGGCCAAGATTGCGTTTATATTCCTAGAAAATATTTCAATATCGATAGACTGTTTGGTGAAAATCCAGCAGCATCTTTTGAAAAAGTATACACCATAGAAATGTACATTCAGTCTTACAAGGGATTTGACGGCACTGATGTTATTACTCAATTTGGTATCGAAATTAAAGACAAAATTAGTTTAATAATGGCCAGAAAAAGATTTAGAGAAGAAGTTACTCTTATAGATCCGGCTATAACAAGACCCAGAGAAGGCGATTTAATATATTTTCCCCTATCAAAATCTTTATTTGAAATAAACTTTGTTGAACACGAAAATCCACTCTATCCGCTAGGAAAATTATATTCGTATCAAATAACAGCCGAACTCTTCACCTACAGCTATGAGAAAATTAATACACTCAATACTGCGGTTAACTCGGTTTACACTACAACTGGAACTACTTCAGGTGTAACTTTTGATCCCAAGAATAATATTCTTGGCACTACAGCTGGAATCAATACTGTTCTTGATGACGAAGCTTCCCTATACGATTTTGATCCAAACAATCCGGGCGACGGATGCGGAGGAGGTTCTTAATGTTTGGTTATTATTACAATTCAAGCCTGAGAAAACTTATCGTTGGTTTTGGAACTCTTTTTAGCAACATTTATGTCAAACACGAAAACGAAAATGATGCTGATACTACTTTAAGGGTTCCCGTAACTTATGCATCTCAAGAAAAGTTTATCCAAAGACTTTTAAATCCTTCTTCCATAACTGATGGAACCAGAATAGAAAACCAGCTTCCGAGAATGAGCTTTATTATGAATAACATTGTCTCGGATCCTTCTAGACGCAGAGCAAGATTTAATGGATCTATCGCACTAACCCAAAATCAGGGAGTGTGCCAAGGAACTGGTGACCAAATAGCCAGTGAAATTCCCGTAAACGTTGGTTTTAATTTATTTGTCTATACACGACACGTGGATGACATGATGCAAATTATGGAACAGATTATGCCGTTCTTTGTTCCAGATCACATAATTACAATGAAACTAAACGATTCTGGTCAGGCAGTAAATATACCAATTGTTATGGTATCTAATAATTTGACAGACAGATATGAAGGAGATTTGAATTCCAGAAGAATTCATATTGCAACTTTTAACTTTATAGCAAAAAGTTATATTTTTGGACAAGTTTCTCCAGTTACAACAATTGACAGCAATGTAAATAATATTATAGAATTGCAGTGATTTTTTATGAATGTGAATAAAAATTTAGCAAAACTTTTTTCTGTTCCACATAACGACACCTTACCAGAAAAAGCCGCAAACTCTGGTGGGACGTTTGACGCTGCAAATTTTAATAAAGATTATGCTTTAGTACAATCAAACTTAAAGGATTTGATTGGAAGTGGTAATGTTGCCCTAGAAGCTGCATTAAAGGTTGCAACAGAATCGGACAGCCCAAGAGCATTTGAAGTTGTTGCTATACTTTTAAAAACAATGGCCGATCTTAACAACAATGTTCTGGATGTTCACAAAAAAGCAAAAGATACAACCGGAACAAAGGTTGAAGTAAAACAAACAAATAATTCGGTTTTTGTCGGGTCTACAAAGGATCTTCAAAATCTTTTAAACAAAGAACGAAGTACTGAAAAAGACATAGTTGAAGCTGAAGTGGTGGAAGATGAACAAAAACAATAATCTTGGTTATAGAAATAATCCAAATTTAAAATTACCGGGTGTAGAACTTCAATATACAAAAGAAGAAGTTCAAGAATATTTAAAATGCGCAAACGACCCGGTTTATTTTTGTGAAAAATACATAAAAGTAAAAACTCTGGACAAAGGAGTTGTCCCATTTAAACTATACGAATATCAAAAAAAGTTTATTAGGGAATTGCACAAAAATAGATTTGTTATTTCTAAGTGGCCCAGACAGTGTGGTAAATCTACTTGCGTGACCAGTTACATTTGCCATTATGTTTGCTTCAATCAAAGCGTGAACGTTGGTATTCTTGCAAACCGATTGAAGACGGCAAAAGAAGAATTGTTTTCAAAACTTCAGTTAGCATATGAAAAATTGCCCCATTTTCTGCAACAAGGAGTTATAGAATGGAATAAGACGAGCTTTAAGCTTGAAAACGGCTCTAGGGTCATGTGTGACGCAACATCGTCTACAGCGATCCGTGGCGGCTCTTATAACCTATTGCTATTGGACGAATACGCCTTCTTACCAAGCCATGTAGCTGAAGAGTTCTATACATCGACTTATCCGACAATTTCTGCTGGTACAACAACAAAACTTTTTATAGTTTCAACCCCAAACGGGATGAATCACTTTCATAAATTGTGGGTTGATGCCAATCGTACCGAGGGACACAAATTAAAAAATAAATTCGTTCCAGTAGAAGTTAGCTGGAGAGAAACCCCAATAAGTCCCGGTAGTCCAGCTTTAAGGGATGATACTTGGGCAGAAGAACAAATTGCAAACACCAGTGCGGAACAGTTTGAACAGGAATATGGTTGCAGCTTCTTGGGTTCTTCTAACACTTTAATTTCTACAAGCAAGTTAAGCATTTTGGCTCCAGAAGATCCTTTATCAGAAAATTCTGAAGGGCTTAGAATATTTGAAGAACCCGTAAAAGATAAAATTTACTTTTTGTTGGCCGACGTGTCACGGGGTCAGGGGTCCGATTATTCTGCATTTACTGTTGTAGAAGGAAGTTCGGCACCGTACAAAATTGTAGCATCTTATAGAAACAATTCAATAAGCCCATTTAATTTTCCAACAGTAATAAAAAAAGTCGGTGAACAGTACCACAATGCTTACGTTTTAGTAGAAACAAATGACATAGGTGGGCAAGTTTCATCAATTTTATATAATGACTTGGAATATGAAAATATACTTATGACCAGAATAATGGGAAGAAAGGGACAAATTTTGTCTCAGGGATTTGCTTCTGG